TCAATTTTCTTATCGCTGCTTCTTCAATTTTCTTATCGCTGCTTCTTCAATTTTCTTATCGCTGCTTCTTCAATTTTCTTATCATTTCCTTCAATTCCTCTATTTCTTGAGCCTGTTTGTCAATGGTATCTTCCAATTCACCAATAATTTCATTTGCCTTTCGCTGCATTTCTAGTAATTTATTTCTTAGTTTATCTTCATTGCTAAGCATTTTAAAAAATCGAGTTATATGTACTCGATTTCCCTTTTTATCGTAGGTGTATCTTTGGGCACTAAATGTTCCGTTATCTTTTCCCTTAATGATAATGTACTCTGGTAGAACACGCATCACTACTCCTCCCATAACAAATCTTTCCTTACCACTCCCAGCGTCGTATTTTATATATCGTACGAAACTACCTGATGATAAATTATCGACATCTCTTTCATCGACTTCAACGTATCCATTTAGTTTTTCCTCAATAGCATCCTCCGTCTGCAGCATATCGGTATATGTTTTACGAGGACGTTGGTATCCATCGGTTCCTAAGCGATGTATTGATTTAGAGGGTTCAAGATTCATTTATATTATTTATTATTATATTATATTATATGTAAAAACCATAATTTTTTTAAGTTGTATACATTTATATTATGATAGGGTATTGTGTAAACTATGTCACCTCAGGTATTTTCAATAAATTAACGAATTTAGCGAAGCTCACTGGCTTTATATATTATAATGATTTTCACATTTTCCCCATTGATGAGAGAGTGTCCGTTTCTAGTCTTCCACGAGAAGATTATAAAGCCGTAGTCAACCGTTTCAAGGTTATCATCAGTTTCATGCACCCTAGTGAATATGGTTTAAATCAAATAGATTGGATAAAAAATAGTCCCAAATTCAAACATTATAATGTTCCCGTCTATGATTATTCAGCACCATCTCACGAGGATTACAAGCAACTATTTAAGATTTTAGACACTCATCCTCATGAGAAAATTCTTATTCATTGCTATGCAGGAAAGGGAAGGAGCAACTGTGGAGTTGCTGCATATCTTATGCATAGACATAAGTTATCCGCTCAAAAAGCGATAGCCCTCGTCGAAAAGAAGAATCCACGTAGTAGTATGAATAGTTGGCAAAAGGAATCTCTTCATTTATTAGAAAAAAATATGAAACATTAATCAAATTAATCAAATTAAACACATTAATCCAGTAAAATCAATCAATCATCAAATCATTCCACTTCAATTTTCGCGATTTCCTCTGTTACGCCTTCAATCTCCGCGCTAGCAATTGCTCTTTCAATGTTGGCAGTGTTATTGAATAATAATCTACTGGTTGTTTTATTGGTGATAATAAAACCACCCTTTTCACAAACTATATTGCAGTATTTTTGAATATAGCAATCCACACACCATAATTTTCCACGATGTGTTTTACGAACTGTAAAGAATTTATCTTTACAATTACAACAAGTTTGTTGATCATCATAAAATCTAATATAGTTAGCATTGAGAGGACATTTTCCACTCAATGATTCCAAAATAAACATACGAATATCCATTTTCTATCCATTAATAATCCAATCAAATAAACAATCAATTTTTACTCTAGCCCTCTTCTTCTCACTTCCCCTTCTCCAAATCAATCAATGAATCAATGAATCTATAAGTTAAAAATCAATCAATACGTTGAAATAGTGATATTAAATTATTCCAATCCCTAGATGATATATAAAAAACTCCTCTTTTTTCATATACCCAAAGCAGGAGGATCATCTATAGAGAAAATGTTTTTAAAAAATCACGCTCCACTTGACTTCGTAATTAATCTCATATTCAAGGAAACCAAATTTTCACTGTGGATGGTAGCCTCAATGCGCAATAGAGGATGGCGTCTTTTCATCTTTTGGTTAGTTAGTCTCTTTCTATGTGATTTGAAGCATCTTTGGGGTATTCGTCTCAATAAAGTTCTCCAGCATCTTACTTATATGGATATTTATAATAATCAAAAACTCTATCTCAAGAAGAGGAAACTCCAACATTATAAAAAATTTTGCATTGTGCGTAATCCTTATGATCGTATTATTAGTGCCTATCACTTCCTAGGAAAAGGGCAAACTTTCCCCCAGTTCATCCATTGGGTCCACAAAGAGTTAGATAAGTATTATCGAAAAGGCGTTGATCCTTTCGTCGTTATTCTCCCTCAATGGGAGTTCGTTATAAACGAAAATGGCGCCAATGGAATGGACATCACTCTTCGTTTCGAGACTCTAAAAAAGGATTTCAAGAGATTCAAGAAGAAATACCATCTTTCTACTCCCCCACTTCCACATATAAATCAAAGAACTCGTCCAACATCGCACATCCAATCCTATTTCACCCCAGAATTAGAGGAGATGGTTTACCATATGTATTATTGGGATTTCAAAATGTTTGATTATGAAAGAATTCAATTGGAGAATCTTCCTCCTCCATCCCTTCCCCAAACCCACCCAAACCAACAGCCCCATCCCCGCCCCCAAACCCACCCAAACCAACAGCCCCATCCCCGCCCCCCAAACCAGCCTCCTTCCTCATTTTCTCCAGATCAATCACTTTTTTCGTGATGCTCAAAATTTCCTTATCGTGAGTAATAATGATCAATGTTTTCCCCTTAGTCATATCATCAATCAATCTAATCATCTTAGCCCTCGCCCCAGCATCCAGTCCAGCTAGTGGTTCATCAAAAATAATGATACTTCCTTTTTTCAAGATACCACGCACATTCATAATAATTTTTTGCATTCCACCACTAGTACCTTTACCTTGATTTCCAACATCACTATCAACTCCCTTCTTTAATCTTTTAAAGTTTTCATCCAGTTGGTATTTCTTGAGTAATGCTATTAAGTCGTCCTTTTTAATATCATTTCCATACATCATATTATCGAGCACAGTTCCATTGAATAAGCTCGTTCTTTGGTTGATGTAATTGACTTCATTTCTCAAATCCTTAGGGTTTATCTTATCTACCGGTATCCCGTTAATTAAGATAACACCTTTATTTAAGCGATGCAAGCCCAACAGTAATTTCATCAAAGTCGTCTTCCCGCTACCACTCGAGCCTAATATAGCAACTCTTGAACCATTTTCAATTTTAAATGAGAAGTCTTTGAAGATTGGAACTTTTCCTCGATTATAGATGTAGGTGATATCTTTGAATTCAATATCCCCACCCTTTATCTTGGGATTTACAACAAAATCCCTTTTTTCTCCCTTCAATATTCCTTTAATAAATCCAGCACTATGTTTGATAATACCTAATCTCATTAATTCCTCCGGTGTCCAAGTAGTTATATTTATTAAGAATCCCAAAAAGTAAACCACTATTAAAGATACAGTCACGAATTTTTTCCCATCAAATATTCCCTTCTTCAAGTTATAGAAGGCGATTCCAATCACCAATGCAAATATAAGAACACTCATGGAAGATGTAGATAGAGCCATATTATTTACATAATCCAGTTGTTGCATGTAAAATTTGGTATGTTCGTCATGAGCCTTATTAGTTTTTCGCATTTCGCTGTCTTTTTCGTTATTTAAATAAACATTCATCAAGTTTTCGAAGCTATCATAAACTTTTTCATTCATAAGAAAATATTTTTCCTCTCTCTTAGCAGAGACATCAATAATCTTCTTGGAAAAATACAATGATATTCCCAGTAAAACTAATAGACTAACCATAGTAGCAGCGCCTATCTTCCAATCAATATAAAAAAAGTAAATATTAACCACAATTACCGTTAGTGTCAAGGGAAGCAATGTACTGCTGGCATAATAGAATAGATCTTTCAAGTCTCGAGACAATTCAAATAAACGCGCAATGTTTTTGGATATTTTAATATCTTGGTAATTGGTTTCATAATTTTCAATGATTTTGGCGAACAATTTTTTCGTTGTAAATTCTAAATAGGTCGGAAGAATTTTACCCAATAGCCAATTTTTCAAATAATAGAATAATTGGATGCAAACCCAAACACTCACGATTAATATTATTATAAATCCCAATCGACTAAAAATTTTTTGATTGGGTTTATTTCCTATTCCAGTGTATAATCGACCGTATAAATCCGGTATGAGAATTGCTTCTAGTGGGAAAGTCAATAAAGTAACTAAGACAAATGCTATCACAGTTGGTTTATTTTGATTTAAATAGTCAAATAATAATTCTTTAAACATTTATTTATTAGTTTTATAGATTTTCTTTTTAGATTTATTGCTAGACTAAAATGATTTTTTTATAATTTTCCAAATATTTTCTAATCAAATCCTCCTTTTCGAGGGAGAATCCTGTTTGCATATCTAAGATACCAATTTCAATGGCTGCAGTGTAGATATCATCTTTGCTTTCTTCACCAACAAAGTAGCGACCGGAGATAATATCTCCAAAATCATCAACATCATCTTCATCCACAAGTTCGAAGTCAATCAATTTAACTTCGCATTCACCGTTCTCTTCATTTTTGAAGACAACGGCATTTTGTGGTTTGGGATCATTAACTAATTTTCCACTTTGTCTAACAGTTTCGACGATCGCATTCGACCATTTTTGGCAAATGACATTGCATTGCATAGGATTTTCCTTAACGAAGTCATCCAAAGGGATGCCAGCGGGAAAGAATTGGGAAACTTTAAGAACATTATTGCCCTCTTCTACCTCACCCATCATTCCAACGGGAGAGAGGCAGTGGGGTAATCTCATTTCGAGAGATTCAATTTGTTTTTCGAAATCGCCGGGATGAACCAGTTTGAGACCGTCCGGGGAGACACCCTTGGGGTTAGCCTTAGAGGATTTGCCTACAAAGAAGGTTCGTTCGACGATTGGACCCATTGGGGATCCATAGAATTTTACTCTGCATTGGTCTCCATTTTTAGTCATTCCAAGAGGAGTCAAATTTTGAGCAGCGACAGGGGTTTGGGGAGACACCAAGCCTTGAACCTTGGGCAACCATTCCGGCACACCGCAGCTTCGTGCGACAGCACGTTTGGGTGGGGATGGGCAGGTGTCAAAGTACAGGGGTCGCACTCTCTTGGGAGAGCCCATAACCATATTTGTCACTTCATTATCGAATCCAATGGAACGAATGGGAGATTGAGGGGGAGTAATTAAGGTAGAGTTCATTTTTAAAGCTCTAATAACAATATAAGATAAATATTTTATACTATCAATTTTTTATTTTGCGCAGCAAAATAAAAAATTTAGGAGTTGCGTTACACGCAACTATCCAATTTTTTTGATTTTCTTTGAAAATCAAAAAAACCGACTGACTACGTGGTGACTAACATCCTATCTATCCTAGTAATCGCATTATGAATTGTGATATCACTCCATTAAGTAAAGAGAATATCGCCAGCACAGCAATAATGCAAGCCAATTCTTTCTTCGTGGGAAGAGTCACCTTCATAGATATTTCCTTGTTGTAATCGTTTTTTCCAATGTTGAAATGTAGTAATGCTTCAATAAAGAACAAGACAAATGTCACAACAGTGATGACAATTATTCTAATATAATTCATTTAATTATATTATATTATACATTTTTATCTTCCTATTTCATCAAATTTTTCACCGCCTTCACACTTTTTCCCCCAAAGTTTCCAATGCCTTCCATTCCACCTAACCTGCAAAATGCGGACACCAATATTAATAATCCAAATACCACGTCGAATGATAATCTCACTGTCCTCTCTCTTCCCTCCTCAACTTCACTCAATGTGTATCGCATAGAACTCGCCACAATGAATGCAATCAAAAGATAAACCACGAAAATCACTCCTTTATCCAGCCATCCAACCAAACAACTTTTCGTCAAATAATTCACAGCCACAAAAAAAACCACAACAAAGATAGCGTACGTCCAAAAATTTTCGTACATTATTTACTAAATAACAATATTATAATTTCATTCTCAAAAGAAATAAAAGTCTAAATTAATGTTGAGGTTCGAATGTTCGACATTGTAATCAAATCCAAGATTTGCAAATATAATTTATCCTCGTCACCTATAAAATGAGATTTCAATAGCATAAATAGGTAAGTCCAGTGTTTTGACACTTCCACTAATTCTTCAATTTCATCAATACTCAAGATAGAAGTTTGATTTGTCAACCATAAATAGGCTAAATAATTGGGAACCACACCCTTAAATCCATTATCTTCATACAATTTCTTCACGTTTGCAGGAAATTCATAGTTCCAGCCTTCTTTCACTCCAAATGGACGATTAAAAGGGGAAACCGCAATTACAGCTAAAATGCAACAAATGTGTCGATTAGTTTGACCAAAAGTCCCCTTAATAACAGAATCCAAAACAAAAGGAGCCATAATAGCACTATGACCAAAAGAATTTCGCGTTTTCAAAAAAAATGGTACCACACTTTCTAATTCGTCTTTACTAAACACATATGGATGTGTTTCGTGTGTTATTTTAGTGATCCATTTATGTTCTCCAGGAAATTTATTGTTAGTGTACAATACTAATTCGTTTCCCTTCAAATCGCATAATTTTTGACCGGCTTCTTCGACATTTTGTAATCTAAAATAGACAACCCAAGCACTGGTAACTAATCCTTTTCGACCAGCTCTTCCAGCCATTTGTCTTCTTTGAGATTCGCTAAAACCGTCGCTAAGAATCACAGTTTTGGTAGGAGTATTTATACCATATGCACAATCCTCCGTCACCATTAAAATTCCAATATTATTGGAGACGTACAGTCTCCTAATTAAAATTTGTAGGTTGTATGGCATATCACCGCTCAAGACACCTATTCCAAATAAAAACATTTGAGCCAGTGGGTTAGATTGGTTAATATTTGAATTCCATTTTTTCAATAAATCCACAAGTAGATCGAAATCTTCACCAGTGATCATGTTCTCTGCGAGGGAATGTTGGGATTGGACAAAACTTCCACTTCCTTCCAATGCCGCAATCATATCTCTAATTTGGTATTTTTTCTCTTTCAAATCTTTGGCATCCGCCCCTTTTTTCAATTTAACTTTTTCGAGACTGGCTAATTGCTTTTTCAATAATTCAATTTTACCTTCAATTTCCTTGTCCTTTCGTTGAGCTCGAGAGCTGGAAGGCTTCTTTACTAATTCCTTGTAAATAAAAGTTGCATATTTGAAAGCGCGGCAAATATTGGGAAAGAAAAATAAGCCTTGAAGCATATGTTCTTCCTTCAATTTCTCTACTAATTTGTAGGCATTTTCCAAGGAACATACGGCAGTACCTTCATCCGTCAATGACATTTTATAGGCATCGAATATAGATTGGACTTTTTCTTTTTCATCCAATCCACCAAGAAAATCAAGTAAAGCTTTTTGCCAAGCGGCGAAATCGTCAAGACTCAATCTTCTAATTTCTCCAGATTCCAGTGGACCTTCTTCATCGCCATCACCATCGCCAGACACAATCCTTTCATCGATATCTTCGAGAGTTTCCACCACATCCGGCTTCTTTCCTTTATTTACGAAGAAGAATCGAATTGGGTGGAGCCAACCATGTAAAGACATTCCAAATGTTTTGAATATTTTGACAAATAGGGAAAGAATGTCACGAGGAGTCATTGGAATATCAAGATTTTCATTGGATAGATCTTCAAGTATAATACTTCCAACTGGATTCAATGGCATCAAATTGATATCACCACCCACACAAACTTCACCAACACCAACACCAACACCAACACCCAATTTTGGGATAATGTGTTGGGGAATCATAAATCTTGTGGTTTCATTTATTTCGTGGATTGGTTCGCTATTGCGAATGCATCCCTTTAATTTTTCAATTGTATTTTGCGTCATTGTCGCGGACAATATAAGAGTTTGAATGCAGGAAAATTTGCGTAAGCACCATTCCATTTTCACACCTTCTTTGTTTCCAATGCAATGAACTTCATCAACCACAAGAAATGAGTCTCCAGGTATTTTTTCATCAATAAAACGATGAGTAAAAGCACCGGTAGGTGTCACCACAACTACTCTCTCGTCCATTTTTCGATCCATTCTATCATCCAGCAGCGTGCTCACTTGGTTGGGAACATATTTATTTAAAATAGCGCTCACTTCCATAGCTAACACATTATTGGGTGTGACATAGACAAGTAAAGATTTTGGACGATATTTGAGGTAGGTGTAGATAAATCCAAGTGCAATCATTGTTTTACCAGATGAGGTTGGGGCGCAACAAATGACGTTGCTACCTTCTTTCAATTTATCGAACATTCTTTTTTGCCAATCCAAAAGCGAAAATGACAGAATTTGGTGAGCGATTGGAGCTGGTGGCAGTTTACCACATAATTGTTGGAACAAAGCCACATTGGAATAATCTACGCCATCATTATCCCTATCCAAATTACCCCCTCTATTTTTCTCGAATCGAGGTAACTTAGTGCTGATGGATTTGTCGTATTCCCATTTACAGTATCTTTCAATTAATTCGTTGGCAATTTCTCCTTCTTCGAGTGTTCTAATTAATCCATAATCTCTACCTTCTCTTATCAATAAAATTGCATCAAAAATCATTAAAAATTTAGTCTCAACTAGATGTTTTCTTTTAGCAGTTTCATCATCACCTCTTTCAAATTCTTCCATATTTTTTTGGATTTGGTCAATATCATCCTCTAATTTTTTAACGAGGAATATTAGTCTTGAGGCTCTTTCCTCTTCGTCTCCTGTAGAGTCCAAAATTTCGATAACTGTTGAGAATCGATTCTCATCTACGTTATTTTTTATCTTCATTGGGGAAGATTTCTCTACAATTTTACCAGTATATAAGCGATCAAACAAGTTTAATTCATTGGGCTTTAAAACTTTAACCCAACGAGTTAATTCTTGTAATTCTTGTATACCGGTACTCGTGTTGAGCGGTAGTCTCTTAGAAGTACTCATGATGTATATTCAAATAATACTTAACTTAAATAATTCAATTTTTTTAAGCCCTCTCACTCCACCCAAAAAAATTGATTAAAAAATTAGCAAATTACAATCCCTATCATTATATGTGGGAACCATTCTTATCTTACAGCGACCTTTCTTTTCTTCAAAGAGGAGACTGGGTCAAGATCACATTCACCCCTCATAGTCAAAAGCATTTTGATGATCCCAATTATGAGTTCTACTTTCCCACTTACGAGGGTAAGGTTATTTCATCCGTAGCGAAGACAATGGATGAATTACTTATTCGAGACAGCAATGGAAAAACACTTTATTGTATAAATCGTGCAGGAACCAGTGGTTTTCCCAATGCATACTATACACGTTACAGGGAGATATCTCCAAATTATAATACCTTCCCCCCCCCCCCAAAAAAACCCTATCTAGGCTGCTCCTAATCCAATGAGATTATCTCTAGTTACTTTTATCATATATGGCTCCTTGCATTTACCGACTTGTTCGTAGCAGGTGGAGAAACATTGAGGTTCGTCCTTGCATTTTCCAGTATTATGGTAGCAAGGTAGAGGTTCACCCGTTTTTAAATTTCTCCCACAATTATATTTATTTTTATTTAATAGATCGCAATCCTCAAGAGCAAAATTTGCCCAACAATGTGTGTCATAATTACCAGAGTCATATTCTTCCTGTGTTAGATTAGGATAACAAAATCCAAAGTATGGTTCTTGATATGGAATGAAATCTACAGTAAAGTTTTCACTAACTCCTCTTCTTCCCCTACCCATCCCCATCCCCCTACCCATCCCCATCCCCCTACCCATCCCATCACAATTTAACCACCAAATAAATATTAATATAAAGATTAATGAAATTAATAGGATTAATAAAATAAGAATTGTTTCCATATTTTATTTATAATGACAATTTAATTTAGTATTGTGCATTTTGTGTTTTGCATCTTTCACAAGCTTTTCCACTATAATATTTGCATTCATATGCTTCCCAATTATCCAGGTTCACACCACAAACTTGACCCATGTTGCGTAAACGGCAGCAATCTTCACTGGTCATTGTTCCATTCCCCACACATCTCACCGCGACATTATCTTTATCACTAAATTGGGAGAAATCCGGTCCACAAAATCCAGCTTCAGCTGCTGGATCTCTAATGTTATTTTCCCATTTGCCCAATGTGAACATTTCAATCCCACCGCGAAATGGAATAACCAGGAGAGCAATGATAAATAGAATGAATAGAATAACTGTAATATTATTTGAATTAAAAAGGGATTTCATAATAGAACCATAGAAAAAAAATTGGTTTAATAAGATTGGAATATTATAATTATATTTATTCTCATTATCATTATCCCAAAATGATTAAAGACATAAAGGTCATAACTTATAATATTCTTTCGCCCCATCTTTGCAATCCAACAGAATTCCAAGAATATTCTCAAGAGGATCTTGATCCTAATCATCGAAAGAATAAAATCATTCTCTTAATCGATGAATGGACGTCTCAAGAAGATCCTCCTATTATTTGCTTACAGGAGGTTCCTTACTCTTGGAAGGGTCTCCTCGAAAAATTATTCCTCAATAGAAAGTACAATTTTTTCACAATGTCATATGGTTATAAGAAGAATGGATATTTTGGAGTTTCTACGGCAGTTCCCCAATCCTACATCATCGAAAAAATAGAATATCTTCCTATTGGAGATAATATCGAAACTCTTCCCGCGGATCTTATCTCATCAATCACAGCAACGAAAACAGCCCCATCATTTCTTGACTTATTTATAAGTCGATATGTTGATAAATCTAGTGAGGAAGAAGTCATTAAAGAACTCATAACTAATGCAAAGGCTCGCCCCAATTTTACAATTAAACTAACAATCAATGCTTCACCAACTCAACACAACCCACACACCCAACAAAACCTACCCACACAACCCACACAAACTTTCATATTATATAATTACCATATGCCCTGTGCCTTTAAGACACCCATAATTCAAACACTACATCTTGATGCTCTCAAGAAGCTTATTTTCCAGCACCTAGAGATTCCTACTATTTTAGCCACGGATTTCAATCTAACTCCCAATTCCATTGGATATATTTATTTTACGACAGCTTTCCTTCCTCAAGAGCACAGCAATTATCTCCCACCGCGTCCTCATTCAACCCTCACACTCAATTCGACTTATAAGGAACATCATGGTAAGGAACCCTCATTCACTTGTTTTAGTAACACCCAATGGGGAGGAGAATTTATGGATACTCTAGATTATATCTTTATTTCCCCAAATCTAAAAACTATTAGTAGCAATTTACTAATAAATTCCATTCAAAAGTGTCCCAACAAAATAAATCCAAGTGATCATCTCCCACTCCAATCAACAATTCAATTTAGGAATATAGATTAGTTCCTACTTCTTTTACACAATAATTATTATGCATTTCCTTAAATTTTCCAAGCATTCTACTGCTAAAAATATCCTCTGGATTTTTTTTCCTGTTTTCAAATAAAAATTTTTGAACTAATGCTCTACTTGGCTCCATATGGGAGACTAGTCCATAGAATTTCGAGGCAACTTCTCCAATACCAACATTTTCTTTTTTATGATATTGGCACATGAATTCCGCCATTTGTTTGAAGCATTCTTCATCCGCCTTATTGAATTCAACAGTTAAGTCAATTCTTCCTGGTCTTTTGAATACTTCCGTTAACTTTTCGTAATTATTCGTTGTCATAAGGCAAATAATCCTATTTTTTCTAGCGATACCGTCCATTATATTTAAGACAGCGCTCATTGAAAGTGCTTTTTTCTCGTCGAACAATGCGTCGATATCTTCCATAACTAGTAATCCATTTTTGGGAATACAGGAAACTAATTTTTTGAAGACTTCATCTGTCATAGAATTGGAGAAGGATAGCATATAAATTTTAAAATTATATTTACTGGCGATAGCGTTGATGAAACTGGTTTTACCATTCCCGGGAGGTCCATAGAAGAGGTAATTTCTTTTGTAGGGATGACCAAAAATTAGATAATCATTTTCGTTATTCATAAAATCTTCGAGGTCTTCAATAATTTCCTGTCTATTTTTGATGAAGACTGTATCAACTTCTCTCTTAGGATTTTTGCATAATAAATCCCAGTATCCCTTAGAAGTTGGGCTAAAAACCTTGATGAATGTTTTATCTATTTTTTTTACATAGTGATCCATCTCAGAGATAAATTTTTGAACAAGCCTCTCGCCACCTCTCAAATAAACTTTTTTATATGGAAAAAGGTCGTGTGAGACCGCGTATATTTTTTGAGAGAAGTAATATTCTAGTTCAATAAAATCATCATCTACAGGGATTTTATATACTCCTTCATTTAATTGGAAGGCGACTTCTTCTGGTTGAATTTTTCTAATTTCTTCAAAATTATTTTTCATAAATTTTTCATTACTATCTTGTTCTTCGTCAACTCCACTCGAAAAACTCTTAACTACTATTTCTCCATCAACTATTTTTTTCATATAGAGATCTTCCAATCTTCTCTTGCAGGGAAAAGTTCCTTTATTATAAAGTTTCCATCCTGCAAATTCAAGAACATCTATTTGAAGATTATGACTTTCAATAAATACTTCAACACTATTATTATCCTTATCACTATCTCCCACTAATTCCATTTCATATTATTATTTCTTCAAAAGTTTTTAAGTTAAATTCTAAAAAATATTTTTCATATATATTTTATGAGCGAATCATCTTTATCTTCCAACCAAGAACTCGTCCCTGCAAAACCGCGTAAGCTTCTTTCCCCATCTTTAGAAAAAATCACCCAATTGGACAATAATGAAATACAAATCATAGGAAAAAAAGTGCGACATTATAAGAGTCAAATGAACGATACTTATGACAAGATGGATGCTTATATGGATCACGAGACTAAATTAGAAAGGGAGGCTGTTGAGAAGGCACTCCACGCGCTTAACAAAAAGATAGATAAGGTGAAGAATGATGAGAAGTATCAATCTTTTGAGAAGGAATTGCAGTACATTGAGGGAAAACTCAATATAACAATGGAGACGATTTTCCCACATTATGCGAAAGCAGTTAAACTAATTTATAAATCTTATCCAGATAAACAGGAAAGAGACCAACGACTTATTGAGTTCCATGAGGTGATTGGAGATGCTTTTCTTTCGAAGGATGAGAAGAAGATTCTCACTACTATAAAAAAACAGGTGAAGAGTATTCCACATCAAATTATAGAAATACCTTTTCTTACAAATTAGTAGCAGTCATTAACACTCTCAAATTCCAAAGGTTTTTTCACCATTTTAGAAAATTTCAAGTCTCTACCATTTAAGATATTGCTAATAATTTTCCTTTCGTGTTTAATTTTTTCGATTCGCATTTCTCTATCAACCCAATCATTAAATTTACCGTTTTCAATTAGGTGATCTATCATGTCTCTAATGACTTTTAAAAATTCATTAGAGAATACAATTCCAATTCGTAAGGAGTAGATAACAACTCCAAGTACGAATTCATAATTTAATTCACCTTTCTCAAACAAAATATAATCCATCATGTCTTGTTGCACTTTTACTTCCAATTCAACTAAATTATCATTGATATACTCCATGACCATATCATTGCAGTGACTATCGTATTTCCAGGCAGGCATTAATATTCTATATTGGTTCTCTTCACAACAACAAATTTTAAAATCAATTTTTAGCAATCATCACTTCCATTCTCCTCAATCATCACCTCCATTCTCCTCAATCATCACCTCCATTCTCCTCAATCATCACCTCCATTCT